CCGTAAAGACCATCAATCCGAACTTATTAAGGGCCTGTATCTTGTGAATATCCGCATTATTTGCTGTCCTTGTGCTAAACAGTCCCGACTCTCTGATTATCCAGAATAAAACATTGAGCCCCGCCTTGCTGCCGGAGATTTCAGCGATGTCGGCCAGCAGCTCCTTTGCAAAGGTCTGAGCGTCAAGCTGCTGCATTGACACCCTCCATCAATGGCGTACCTTTTACCGCCTGAACAGATTGCATGGCCTCCTGTCGATATTGCTGTGCCTGCTGCTGACGCTGCACTTCCTCCATAGCTTCCACCTTGGCCTTCCTGATTGCTCCCACGGCGTCCGCCTCAATGTTTATCCCCGAAGGCAGGCTTACAAGATCGGCATAATAGTCTATCGCACCATCAACATTAAGTTTATCAAGCGCTTCCGCCTTTGCCTGAGATAAATTAAGAACGAAAGAAGCAAATCCGTTAAGGGAGCCAACCTTGGACATCTTGCGAGCCGTAGCTAGCGGTGACGTATAAACGTAATTGATTTGCTGACCAAACAGCTGCGGTATATTGGGTGCAGGGATAATTCCACGACCAGCCAGAATGTCCCATGTAATATCGAGAACAGGGTCAAGCAGTTCAATAAATTGCCTCTCGACAACATTACCTAACATAAGAAGCTTTTCCTGCTTGCGTTCCGCCACTTCAGTCGCCGTCATACCCCTTACGGGCGCATCAGCAGTTAAAAACAGGTCGGCGAACAATCCCGAACGAAGTCTGGCTTCCATCATTTCAATATCTTTCATGACGCCGACATAATCGAATTGAACATTATTCAGCGCCTGGAGCCCCCCACCCTTGAGCATATCGACAAAGGTAATCCCTCCGGGCATGGTATTAATAGGTTTATTCCTGAGGCTTTCCTGCCCGACGAGCGGCGGATCCGCCTGCCTGTGGACAGCACCTTCCTTTGTTATCTGCATGTCCTGAAGCTGCTTTATATCACCAAGCATTTCCATACATGGCGATATTCCATAGGCATTAGAGCCTGATATTTCCCATCTGGGAATAGCAGCCGGAAATTTATTGTAACCACGGGTACGATTAGTATAATGATTGCCATCTTCCCAATATATAGACAGCCAGCGCTTTTTCAGATTGTCTTTATAATTCGGGTCATAGTCAGGATTCGGAACTATTGAGTGGTAAAATTTAACATATATGTCCTTTGTGGCCTCATTATCGTAAAGATGCTTGACGGAATTACTGACATGCTCATAACCAAACAGCTCTACTGCCGCCGATGCCGTTATATAAAACATGCGCTTCAGTACATTAGGTTTTCCGTACGCACCAAAGCCAACCCAGTATTCACCTGCGGTCAACGCGTGATAATGAACAGCCCGTTCATTGTCTAGTTCCTCGACCAGAATGCAGCCCGTTCCGAAATAAAACTCTTCGGCATATGTAAACTGTATGGCATCGTAAAAATTAGTCTTCGGCAGATGCTTCAACAATGCCTTCTTTGCGGTATTAAGCCATACTGCCGCCTGATTGACCCTGGACAGTCTTTCATCGGCATAAACCATGTCGAACCAGTCAATAGCCTGTGAGGTCAACCCTGACGTGATGCCGTTAATCGAGAAGGTGGCATACCGCTTGGCTGTATTATCGATTATACGGTCGAACCTGTCCGACTGATTGCGGCCAGGCACATACCAAAGATAGAAGCCGCGCTGAGGACATACGAAATTGCTTATCTCCTCCCATACGGCCTCATAAGTATATCTGTCGGTTTTTAACTGAGTAAGTCTGTTGGCAAGGTCTTGCGGTCTGGGAAGCATTAGATGAGCGCCCCCCAGTTAACGGTTTTTCCAATGTCTCGTCTTGCGCCTGCCAATCTTGAATAATATTCCAGCTTTGCGCGGCGCTTAACTAGTTCTTCGTCTCCGCCAAGTTGTTTTAGTATATCGGCCAACGGCTGACCCGTGTTCATATTTATCTCTTGATTTTCCCAGTCAAAAAGCTGCGAATATATTTTAAAATCATCCTCAGAGATAATATCGGAGAACTTTGCATATCTTTCCTTGAATGCATCCTGTCCGCTTTTTTTGGGTTTATCTTTCTTGGTAAAATTATCCCAGAACGGGTCTTGTTCATTTTTAGTCACAGGGCCCATTGTGTTGTCCTCCTGTATGATATGGGTTTGCGATGTTCCGAATAAACCGTCTTATATACATTGGACTGATTCCTTGATTCGTCCTGGTAGTCAGTTTTTTTAGCGACAGGGAATGCGAACGTATGAATGAGAGCGTCGGCCACATCCGGACTGCCATAACCACGCTTTTTTATGTCATCCTTGCTTTCGATCTGAAGCTTGCCCGTCATGGTATATAGATATTCAGGTATGGCTAACTGCTCGGCCATGTCTGTGTCATCAACAGGAAGCTGCGCGGTCTTTAGCCACTCCCTGCAATTTGCCCACATCTCTGCCCTGAGGTTAAGATAGTCGGGTTTGCCAGACGACTCGCCGCTGTTGACCTCGATGATATCGAATCCAAGCTCCCTCAGCCTGTCGCATACACCCGCGCCGACACCTATGCCATCCACAAATACGGCGTCGGGATTATACTCGCGTATCTCGCTGATTATCTGGCGAACCAGAGACATGGTATCCAGCCCACGATACTGCTTTGATTTCCACGCCATCAAGCCCTGTCGGCGGACTATCACGGAAGCGTCATCGCCATATCTGGCTACATCGACACCAAGTATTTTTGGCGCGAAGTCAAAAGCCGTGTCGCTGTAAGACCTGAGTAATGCAGCATCTATTAGCGACTGGCTTATGAACTGATTAACCGACGCACTCGGTATCTCGCCACGGACATGAGCCTTATAAAGGTCGTGCTCTCTGTCACCGCCGCACTTATCGAGCCAGGAAGAAATAAACTCTTTACTTACAAGTGGACTGTCCTCACTATTGAGCGTGAGATTGCACCACTGATGCTTGTACTTGCGGAAAGTATCAACAAAGAAGCCCTGGGAGCGAACGGGATTGCCTGTGAGCAGGATACGATTGTTATCACCGGTGAGCGAGCCTTCTATTGTCTCAAATATCTCGTCTGGTACGCCGCTGGCCTCGTCGATAATAATGAGCAGATATGTATTATGAAATCCCTGAAGGGCATCGGGTGCCTCTTTCCGCGCCGTACGTCCTACGCAATACCATGTCTGCGGATGATCTTTATGATAAACGCGTTCTGACGTTACAGTAAACTGTTTTCTCAACCACGGATGCAAGTTATTGTGTAGTTTTTTTATCTCTTGCCACACATTGTCTGCCAGCTGATGTCCTGTCGGTGCTGATGCAGCAACAACACTATGAGGATAGCAGCAGAGCATCCACCATGTAAGGATGGCGACAGAGCGAGTTTTGCCTAACCCGCGCCCCGATTTGGCGCTTACTCTCTTATTGCCTGCAACCGCCGTCAGCAAATCGATCTGTTGCGGAGTGAGTGGATCGGAATTTAAAAAGGCTTGCTTAGAAAAAGTAACTGGTGAGTTCTGCCATGAAGCCATCATTGCCGCGGCGTCAGGCATTATTCTTCTCCAGAGCCTTGCGGCACAAATCGGCCAGACTGTCGCCAACCTCATGCTGCAATGTAGCCTTATCTCCATACTTCTGGGGATCACGTTTGGCGGCGAGCCATTTAAGCGTATCCACCTTCAGACGGCTGCGGTTAACAAACTCGCTATTACATATTCTTTTTGCGCCCTCGCCGTCCTTGTCCGTTGCGGCTACAAATATTGAATCCTGAGAATCATCATAAGCCACGCGAAGCGCTTCACGAGCTAACGCATCAGCTGAATCAATGCGAGCTTTTGTATACATTGCTGATAATTCCGGGTCTTGATCTTTCCACAGTCTAAAAGTGCTAAAGTCCGGCATTCCGGGCTCTTTACAGATATCTTCGGCAAATTCGCCATTGATAGCGACTCTATGGCAAACTATTTCATAGATTTTTTTCCGGTTATATCGTCTGGGAGCGCCTCGGCCCCGTTTGGGTTTAGAGTTTAAAGTTTTATCCATACCGCCGTAATCGGCAAGTTTAAAAATATAGTCAAGCCGCTTTACAAGCGCATATACAGCCTAATCACTACCTGATTGCTACGTAAAAGGCAGGTAATTGAAACGTTATTAAAGTAAATTAATTATTTTTTTGTCAATCTCCTATTGACATCAAAATTGCTTTGATGTATTTTGCAATCATCAAACAAGGAGGATTAATATGGCAAAATGGCAATCAAGCGGAATATATGAGCATCCCGCCAAACATCAGGCGGGAACATATGGACAGATTCAATTTTCTGATGCTGGCGTGTATACGCTCAAAACTGGAGGCTCTCATATGAGTTGCCCTCAAGATTGGGCGGCGGCAATCCATGCGGAGGAAACTGGACAGACCGGATCGATGATTATCCGCAAAATACCAGAGGCATTAAGACGTGACTTTAAAGCTTTGTGCGCACGAGAAGGAATAAGCCAGCAGGATAAAATCATAAATCTAATAAGTGAAGCCGTTAAGGCGGGTTGATTCCCGCCTTTTTTCACCTGTATTTTTCTTGTAGCCAGGCTTCAATATTCGGCATGTATGCACAATAGCACCTGCCATCCTTTTTTATCGGCAGGCCTTCTTTTTTGTACCGGCGGAACACGCCATTATTGTTAATCCTGAGATAAGCCATGATCTCTTTCTTGCTTTTTAACAGTTTAACGCTTTCCATGAAAACCTCCCATTAATAAATCCTAGCCTCGCCCCGCCACGCCTTGCCTTGCCCAGCCACGCCCCGCCCCGCCGCGCCAGGCCCCGCCTCGCCACGCCCCGCCTAATCCCACTCGAATATTTCAAACTTGCCGAATAGTCCCCTGAATGTCCCGAGTCCTATTGCTAATCCGCCTTCGGTAAACAGGTTTTTAATCTCCTGTTCTTTTATTTCTCTGTTTGGATATATTTTCAACGTGAATTTTAATTCCCAGGGTAAAGGCAACACAGGTCTTTCTTTTGGGTTTGGTATTCCCTTGTCGAGTCTTGCCACACGCCTATCGAGATATATTCCGCTCAATGGATCGCTGGAATCTCCGAATTTTCCGGTTTCAATCGGTTCACCGTCGCGCAGAAATGGCAAATACCCGTCCTTTCCCTCGATGCTTACGAAAGACAAACAGGCATTAGCGATACCCTTGAACTGCCTGGCGTCCCTTAATCTTTTCGGTGCGCTGTTGGTATTATGAGCCGATAAGAACGAAACGATGTTCGAAATCGGGATAGCCAAAATATTGCTGTCGGGCATGAGATATATTTTCTGTGTCCAGTCCAGCTGTGTCTTGTTGTCGCCTGCATACCGATCGAACATGATGGGCGTTAAACCTCTCAATCGTATCTGCCTTGTTATTACTTCCAGCCTTGTGTCCGAACTTGTCATTTTTGCCATTCAATTTATCCTCCTAAAATCGTTTTTTCGGGTTGAATCACATCAACACCCAAAATCCCGCAGCCTTAAGCCTTAGCCTCATTCATCATGTTTTATATTCCATCTCCGTAGGATGCTCTCTTTCATATATCCTAGAGAATTTAAAAGCATGTCAGGCCGCTTGTTCATCTTCGAACTTTACGCCTCCATCTGTTTTCTTTTTCTGATAAGGCATCCACGGGTATAAAGGGCAGTCCGGCATCTTGCAGTCAATGCGTCCATCATTGTAATAGCCGTTGCACTCGCAGCATTTTGCAGTTACGGCGCTTTTTAACGTAATAGGCTTGCCTTCCATATGTGCTATCAGCATGGTTTTGCCAGCCGATGCCGGTGCTGTTTTTAATCCATTCGCTAATTCCCTCGATTCTCTCTGCTTTTTGTTCTTTCGTTTTGATTCAGTCATTTTGATATTTTCCTTTGTGTTTTTACTTGCCCAAATAAGATCCAATGGCGGCATGTCCTCACCCCAGATATTCTTCAATCGCCGCTATCGCCTCATCGTCACCATGAGCAACAAGGCATTTCCATCCCTCATCAGCCAGCAGGCTCAATACCATCGCCTGTTCCTCGCTGACTTTGCCATCTTTCGTTTTCATTTCGATTGCCAATCCCGTGTATTCGCCGCGCCTGACGTACAGCATTAGGTCGGGCCATCCTCTAGGCATCGGCTGGCTGTGCATGTGGTTGATGACCGCCCACGGCGAGCACAGCGCCCCGCACCTACATTTGAAGTGCATAGGGATACCTTCAAGCCCTACCCGCAGCATTCTCAGTTCGGGCAGCAGCGCCATATGAGACTTAGCCCAACTGATGACATAGTTCTGGTGGTGCTTCTCTCTCCTGAACTGCTCGAACGTCCGCTGTGTAGCTTGCCGCTTTCGGACATGCTGCCTGTCAAGAAGCTGCTTGTACTCTTCCTCAGTCCAGCGCATCGAACACGCTCTCCTGCTCCGGCTGCTTCGCCGGCTCGGCCTTCTGTCTGTGAGCGATCCCTGGCCTGTAAACTATGGATCCGCACCTGCCGCATCTGGTTTGGTTCATCAGAGGGTGCATCCGCGCCATTATCTTTCCGCACTTATCGCAGTTTAATTCGACCCATTGCCAGGTAGACATAACAAACCTATCCTTTCGCATAATTTTGAGGCATGTCAGAACGGTATGTCACTGTCCAGTACATTGTCGCTCGTACCTTCCGGCACATCCTGGCTTGCCTGCCGCTGCTCGTCCTTCACCTGAGCCTTAAGGCTGATATACTTCTGCCCGCCGTTCTTTGGCTCGGCGATCCATCCGGCCAGACGGTACTCGACGCCCTCGACCATGAGGCTGCCGAAATAGTCCGGCGACTTGTCCGATTTCTTTTCCCTTGTCTTGTGAAGATTGCCGGTGAGTTCGTTTAATTCGTATGACATGAGACCTCCTAGTTTATTAGTGTTTTTCAATGCGCCCTCTGTGGGTTTATGGCCGAAGCCATACAAAGGCGTAGGCCATGCCTTTTTCTTTTGATTTTAAGGGGGGGGTCTGGGGGGGGGATTTTGGCGTGTAAATCTAAAATAATGACACAATAAAATCATTATTATATATGCGGCTACAGGCCGGTCTAGTAAATTCAAGTAGTTAAGTGCCAACTTGTGACGTTCTTGTGACGTTCTTGTGACGTTCCTGTGACGTTCCGTGACGTTCCGTGTCATTCGTGACGTTCGTGACGTTCGTGACGTTCGTGACGTTCGTGACGTTCGTGACGTTATATTCCCCCTTGTCTCGTTAGTCTCGTTCTTGGGTGTCTTGTGACAGTTATTTTTTTGTTTTGTCATATCCCCAGCTCCCTATTTCATAAATATGGACGCCTTCTTTCAGTTGATATTCAATCGACTTCCAGTCATGTGAACTTCCGCCTTTAATGGGGAACTTTCCCTTTCTGATCTCGGCCCTGAAAATCTCCCCTGCTAGATTTTTGTCTTTTGTAAGACTGAGAATTAATGTCGGCTTAAATGTCCCATAATCGCCGCCCATTCCCTTTCCGGTGGATGTAAGCTGCTGAATGGCGATAACTGCAATGGCTCCGTTCAGTGACTGGTGAATATCCTCAAGGATTTTACTGATATGGAAGGGGTTATCGTGGAGGATTACATAATCGATAAGATGAAGTGTTCCTTTCCCTTTATGCTTAACAGAATATTTTATAAGGTCTGCAAGATTTTCAGGACTGTCAAAGTCATAATGTTTTAAATTAGTCCGCCATAAATCAATAGTTCCGTTCTGAATTGCGTCCTGGTATTCCTGAAATTTTTTCAGATGGTTATGTACCCTCGCCGCTCTTGTTTCTCCGACATTGAAATAGTTTATTTTCCACGTGCTTATATTGTCTTTTATTAAATTCATCATTTGGCCGGTCTTGCCCGCGCTGGTAACACCAGCCAATAAAATTATTTCACCTGCAGGAATATGAAGCATCGACGAAAGACCAAGCGGAAGAATTATGGGTTCGCCTTTGGAGTCCTCCGAATTAAACCAGTCGTTGTCTTCTAAAGTGAGGTCAAGTTTATAATGTTTTCCATTAACTGATTTATCTTTTTTATATTGCCCATTATCCTTTGCTTCCAGTCGTCGGATAAATTGTCTTACCTGATCTTTTTCTTCTGGGGTTTTTGCTCCAACTTCATCATAAACCGTTTTAAGATAATAGGGCCCCGCCTCCATCTCATTGAAATATGATGTTAACTTTTCCGTTAAGTCATTCCCCGTCCTGCCAGTATTATGCCTCTCCGGATGATTCCTTGCATCCGACTCCCATATTGATTTAACTGTCCGTTCAAGCTCAAGGGCTTTCAATGGCGGCCTATTGTTTCTATTCCAGCCATATGCCATATTGGTGCATTCATTTAGTGTCATACCCTGATACTGTTTAAGAATCTGTCCGATATACTGAGTCAGCGTCTGGTTTCGCTCCCCCTTGACGGCACCGGAAGAAGCATCCTTGTACTTGTTAAGGTTCGGCGAACTTAATAAATATCTCTTTAGCGCCTCAGGAAAAGGTAGTGGCTGAACATCGTCAAAGCTCATCCCTGGCACAAACGTATAAGACTTGCCATTACCGTTCTCGGTAGGCGGAATATTAGCATACCCGCCGTCTGTCCGTATATCCAGGTCGGGATAATATCCTGCCCTATTAATTAAACCGTTCGTGTATTCGAAATAATACTGGATGCCGCCCCTGGGTGTGTTTACAGTCGGAGTTTCCATCACATCAGGACAATGCTCACGCATTTTGTCGTGAGCTTCCTGACTATCGCAATCCACCACAACGCAACTCGACACTCTGCCGGTAACTCTTGCGATGCCTTTTAATTTACCCGTCCTTTCCCATTCAGACAACTCGGCTTCAGTAGGGACTCTATCTTGATACGGCTTCCATGACTCAATGGTAGGCCGTTTTGTAGCGCCATCAACAGGGATGACAGAAATACCCTTTTCGATTAATCTCAATGCGTAATCATATATCGCGCTCAAGCAAGGCCTCCTTTAGAGCAATCAATCTGTCAATCTGCAGGCTCAAAGACGTATCGAACGCTTCGTCTATGTCGGCTTCGGCAAGCACTATCTGGCTATCAATCCACCCAATGAGTATCGAGCACAGGCGTTGTATGGTCGCCACTCGGCACTCGTCAGGCGGCCTTCATGAGCTTATTCATGGCGTCGATGCGTTCCAGGTTTGAATAGATATTATCCGGCATTTCCTTTAGTTCTGGATAATTAGACAAATTGAGATAACCGGCGTTTAAAAGCCTCTCAAAAATATTAAGGCTTAATCGCAATTTTCTACATTTGATCTTTGATACGTTCGTGTAATGTATTCTGGCTTTCTCCGCGATCTCTAGTTGCCGTTTTCCATTCAGTTCCTTGATAACTTTTTCTGTTGTTTCATCCGATAAATGATAAAAGGTTTTCATCAACTTTCTCTCCTTTAAATAAAACTAGGTATAGTCCAATCATAATGACATAAATAAATCATTGTCAATATGGATTATGCCAATTTAAAGAAGAAAAAAAATCTATCTATTGGTTTTTAATCCTGACAAATAAACTTCCAGGGGCATTATTGGATCGCCCTTTCTTCTTTCGATTTCATCAATCAATTCTAAAATCCTCTCTCTCTTTTTCATGTCATTCCAAAAGGCTGCCTCTTTTTCTGTTTCTGGTTGTCCATCATAAATTTCATCCATTTTAAATACTCCTTTTTCCAAACACCGCTTTATGTATTCTGCGGAAAGCTTGCACTTATATTTACCATCGTTTTTCTTGTTTATAAGATGTGAAATAGTATCAACCCTGATACCAACAAATTTAGAAAACTCGTTCTTTTTTAAAGAATACTTTTTCATATATACTTCTATCAGCGTGATAAATGGCTCCTGAAGCCTTGGTATAAGTATGCGGGTTGAAATCATAAGGCTCTTTCTATATTTCTGTTATTGGTATATGTCAATCGTTATTGTATCTACGGGAAAGACATCATCGTGATCTGGTGATCCCGAATTTCCCATCTGGTGAGAATTCAGCTTATTGACATCCTGCCCATCTGTCCCTATTTAAACACCATGGTAAACATTATTGACGAGTGTGCCGAAAAGATAGTAGTAAAGAGGGTTCAAAAAATAAAAGACAAAGGATAATACCATGGGATTGTTTTTAATAATTTCCCAATCAGAAAATGAAATAGATTTAGAAAAGAAAGCAGAAAGCAAGCCTTCTGAATATCAGGGTGGTGATTATAGTTTTTCCGTTCAAGCCATTCATGAGATGCAGTATTCACTTGGCAAACTTATCGAAGCAATAGAAACATTAAAAACCCAAGGCGATAAACATGCTGATAAGCTTGATAAAATAAGTTCTAATGTTACATGGGCAAAAGGTGCTTTTTGGGCTGCAGCTGCCATATTAAGTGTATGCGGAAGCATCGCAACTTTTTTTCTAGTAAAACTTTGCAATGCAATAATACCATTGTTACAAATCAAACTGCCTTAAATAACTCCCCATACCCCGCCTGCTTGAAGCTTTGTTTAATTAATTGCTTTAATCATTCTTTCGAAATCTCTGTTTTCTCTTTCAATCTCTCTTTCGCGTTCTTTGCGCTCTAGTTCATTTATTCTTTTTTCTATTTCCCAGGCTTTCATTTCTTTATCAAAAGCCTCCCTGGAGTTATTTCTGTCACCTGCTATCTTCTGCCTTATCTCTTCGGCATCAGGATACAGCATGTCATTATGAGCCATAACTCCCGTTTCCAAAAACAAGGAGCCAATAAAAGCAACGGCAATAAATATCTTTTTCATAAATACCCTTTCTGAGTTGTTTCACTCAACCTTGCATACATCATGCCAGATATTTATTGGATTAAACCTATTTTTCTATTGACATATTAATTGGCCTATGCCAATCATATACCCAATCAACCACAAGGAGGGTATATGAATTACGAGAAATACAGGGCGGCGCTAGAAGGGTTGTCATGGGAACAGGAGAAGGCGTTTAGTCATTTTTTTCTTGGGTACATCATTGAAGATGTATCCACCGGCAGAGTGGATGAGGCAATCCGAGCTGCGCTTGCCTATGTAGCATCCGAAGTCAGGCCGATTAATGGCGCATCCACTCTCTCCGAGACCATCTTCAACCAGGCCGTCTCTATGAACAGGACGATTGCCGCCTGTATCGGAGGTGGGAAGTGAAGGATCGCAGTAAATATCTTGGCGGCTATAATGTCGCCAGCATTGTAAACGTCAATCCGTATGAATCAGCCGAGCATATGGCGATGGTTAAACTCGGCATGCTTGAGCCTGATGAGGTTACCGAGCCAATGAAAATGGGATTGCTCTTTGAAGGAGTCATTCTTGACCGAGCAGAGGATGACCTTGGCAATATCGGGCAGCGTGGCCTTTTCATTCAGCATCCTAAATATGATTTTCTCGGTGGCACCATTGACGGTATCGCTAAAGATTATATTCTGGTCGATGCTAAAAATTTGAATCAATTTTCCCTGAGAGAATGGGAGGACAATGGGCCTTCAGAGCTATACATTGTCCAAATCAACTATTACGCGGCTCTATTGAACGCGCTCGGCATACCGATTCATGAGGCAAAGCTGGCGGTGGTGTTCGGCGGCCAGACATTCAGAATCTATAATGTCGAGCTTGATGCTGAACTTGGCGAAATGCTGATACAAAAAGGCATCGATTTCTGGACGAGATATATAATTAATGGCGAACCTCTTGACCTGTCTGCCGCGCCTGTCAATGTCCTCACAGCCTATTACAAAAAAGCTCAGGCCAAAGAAGTGACTATCGATGATACAGCCGGCAATGCCCTCGTCGAGTATCACAATCTCAATGCCGAAATAAAAACTCTCACCGAGCGCAAGGATGCGGCTAAAGCCACAGTCATGGCATTCATGCAGGATGCCAATAAAGCTGTTTATAATGCCGCTGACGGGTCGATTTACGGCGTGTCCTGGGGAATGACCAAAGGGCGCTCAGGCTTCGACTCCAAGGCCTTCGCAGCCGAACACCCAGACCTTTATGCGGCTTACCAGCGAGAGGGTGAACCTTACCGCACATTTCGCACCAGCATGAAAACAGCCGCCGAAATAGAATCGGCAAAACAAAAGAAATTAAAGAAGGAGGCATTATGAGTACAGCAGTTGCAACAAAAATCGGATCATTAATATTGCCAGACGTGACATATACGGCTGACGATATCAAAGCGACAATAGCTCCCAATGCTACAGACAAAGAACTTATGATGTTCATAAGCATCTGTCAGGCATATGAGCTTAATCCATATAAGCGCGAGATACATTTTGTCAAATATGGCAATGCCGCGCCGTCATATATTGTCGGGTATGAAAAGTATCTTAAACGCGCCGAGGCTACTGGGCTTTTGGACGGGTGGGAGTGCGACATTGAAGGCGAATATGCCGTTGTCAAAATATACCGCAAAGATAGAGGCCGCCCCGTTGTCTGGAAAGTCAAGAGAACTGAGTTTGATAAAGGGCAGTCGTCCTGGAAAGTCATGCCGGAGTTTATGCTGAAAAAAGTAGCACTTGCTCAAGGCTTTAGACTGGCCTTTCCGAACGAACTTGGCGGAATGCCTTATATCGCCGAAGAATTGCCGCCTGCTGGCGACATCACTTCGGAGTCACTACCATCAACGCCGCTTATTGAAAAACAACCTGAACCTGCAATACAGACAAAGGTAACAATCCTGAAAAACAAACTTAAGCAGCAGCCGGAAGTACCTGTTGAGGCACCGAATGTTTCGGGCGCAGTAGACGGCGACAGCGCCAGAGAAACCAAGCGCTGTGCATACAATCAGCTTATCGCCGCTGGCTTCACTAAACAGCAGATAGCGAAAGCTATTGAACCACAGACACTTGAATCCTGCACCACCAGACATCTGGAAGGTGCGCGGATGCTTCTTGAGTCTGGCAAGGCTTAGTCCCGCCAGGGAAGCGCCGAGCCGTCCGACGCTGTTACCCCTTGTAGTTGATCGGTCGCCCATCCGTGACGGCAGGGCATTATAAAGGAGGACTCATGGAACTAATTTTCACTCTGTCTTGTGACGATCTCAAGATCGAAATTCCGGTATCCGTCACAATCACCGGAAATTACTCTCCAGGTGAAATGCAGACACGCGATCACCCAGGATGCAACTCTAGCGTCGAGATAGACGAAGTGTCTTGCTACTGGCCCGATGATATCGATAGCGAGACTAAGACAGGCCTCTATACGGCCATCGAGAGTATCATCGACGCCAATCTGGACATAATCAACAAAAGACTGCTTGACGAGTTTGAGAGCGCGGACGGCGATTATGAATAACACCGAATCAATCAGCCAGGCTATGCTGGCTATAGCTCTGATGTTGGAACACGGAGGATGGAAACATATTACTTCCGAATGGGTAGAGAGAGGATTCAAACTCTACTTCAAGAGCCGCAATGACAAAATCCGAAGTATCCTTTTCTTGACAGGCGAGGACGTAGCCGAATGGGAATCATATAGCCTGCCGCAGTCCCTGGCATGGATGGAACAGTTTAGGAGGGCGGCATGACCTGTCAAACCTGCCGCCATGCCGACTACCTTGACCGATATGACCTGTGGATATGTCTTGTGACGGGCGATGCCTGCGGATCCGCGGAGTGCGAGTGCTGGGGGGAGCGATGTTAATCGAAAACACAATCTGCGGCGTAAGAAACAAGATTGAGGAAGCTCTCCTGCGCCTTAAAAATTACGAGCCGAAAGAAGGCTATTGGCTGGCCTTCTCCGGAGGCGGGGAATCAATGTTTAAATGGTGGATGCAAGACACAAGTAAAATAGACAAGCATCAATGTCTATTGTTTGAGGATTAAGATATGATATTGCTTCAAGTTATTAATCCATCAAACGGCCATGTCAGGCATACATCTGTCATGCACAGTAATGGTTGCACGATGGATTTGCTGATAAACCAGTTCGGACTTGTCCAGTCAGGCACCGAGAGGACGCTTAAAAGGGGAGTGACAAGGCTGTACTCCCCTCACAAGCATCTATATCTGGATGTCAGCAGCATAGCTGAGGACTTCTCAGGGATTGAATCTTTATTGGGAGAATAAAAATGAAAATACCAACTAAAAAGAACTGTTTTCATCGGATGGTCTGCAAGACTAGCGATGATAAATGTCTTGCCACAGAGTGTTTTCACTTTTGCCATGAAAGTCACGGGGCAATCGAAAGCATTATTTGTGCGGCAATCTGGTATAACGACAAGATAGTTTATGAATTTC